TGCGCTGGCACAACAAGCTGATAGATATCCGCTTCATCACGCATATCGTTTTCGAGCATAACTGCAAGTCGTCTACTGAATCGGCAAGCACGGCTGTTGTTTGGACCAGACCCTGCGATATTGTGAGGGCACGCTGCGCAAGTAGCTGCTTGAGGCGTTTCTACGTTGCTATCTGGTTTTGTTCCATCAGCACTTGTACAGGTTGGACGCAGTGCTTCTCCTTCCACATACGACTTCGCATAGTAGGTTCTTGTGTTGTTTGGTGACGCGGCTACTACGATAAAGTTCATTGATCTATCTTCGTTTTTAGAAATCTCTTTACCGTTAATCATCATGCGCCACACACCCCCTTTAATCGAGATGCGTTTATACTGATTGTTACTACCTGCAAGTGAATCTGTAATGTCGTCTTGTGCGTCTTGAAGGTATGCTGGAACTACTGCGCCGTTTGAAAATAATGTCATGTTACTCATAATACTGTCTCCTAAAAATACTAATTAAATGTTGTCGTCATACATATAGTCACTGCTTGGTGCAGCCTGCGGCTGCGGTTCTTCATCATACTCTTCTTCCTCGTCCACCGTTTCTTCAATCTCTGGAGGCATCTCACCTAAGTCTTTATTTGCAAAGTTGATGATAAACTCATCTAAATGCTCTTTGGTAAAGCGTAGTGAGCGTCCCATCTTAATGCACTGCAAGTCACCATTTCTGTGGTATCTGCGTACTGTTTCTTTGCATACTTGCAGAAAGCCTGCAACTTGCTCTACTGTCATTAAATTATTATCCATTTCTCGCCCTCACTACTCTAATTGTATATTTGCTGTCAGAATTCAGTCCCTTAGGAACGCACTCTGGGTTGTCATTTAAAAAGGCTTTGATATTGCCTTGGTGGATTCGCTGTTCCAATAAATTGGGCGCATCATGCTCTTTTATGAATTGATACATAGATGCCCAATCACTCGTCCAATAACGAGTTGTAACAGACCTAGATACAGTACCAGCGCTGGTACGCATACTTTCTACTCCCGTCTCCCTACAGATATCAAGCAATTTTCCAGTCACTAATTCTAACTGTTCTTTTAGCCTGTTGTCCTCTTTTTCGTAATCTTTTTGCAATTCAGCTCGTTTATCCCTAATCTTTACATAGATATTCACAAGCTTTTCTGCGGTTACATCAGTCATAAGTACCTCCAATTATATCGCCCCGTGTCGTGGGGGAACCGTTAATATCAACGATGTGTAAAATTATACGCCTTTATTTACTATTGTCAACTATTTTTTACTACTTAATCATCTTCTTCGTCATCTCTCGCTAATCTTCGAAGCGCTTTAGAAAACTCATACAGCACTACTACAGAGGCAAGTAGCAGACCTATTGCTACGATAAACAACATGGGTAGTATGGCTAAGATATTCATTAACGCTCCTAAAGTGAGAGGACTTCTTTGTAAAGCCCAAGCAAATCATCTAACAAATTACCTTTATGCTCAAGCATTTTATAAAACCTATCTTCCACAGGTGACCCCGATAAATGCACAACGGTGCATGGTGCATCTTGACCTGCCCTATGGACTCTATCATTTGCTTGCAGATACGTCTCAACAGAAGGGGTTGGACTCCACCACACCACCACATTAGCCGCTGTTAGCGTTACGCCATGACTCGCACTTCTTGGTTGAATCACAAGTACCTTAGGTTCGTCTTTTGTTTGAAAAGCCTCGAACAGCGCAGAGCGCTTAGTGAGTGATACACTACCACTAATAACCCCAACAGAAATACCCTTTTTAATTAGAAACTGCTCAAGCATATCTATTGAGTGCCTAAACGTCGCAAACACAATCACCTTTTTACTCGCCTCTTCTATGAGTTCCAGCAGGGCTTCTTGCCTATTTGAGCAGTCAAACTCAATAACTTCTTTGTTATCGCTATATACCGATCCACTAGCAATTTGCATGAGCTTACTTAAATTAACTGCTGCGTTAGCCGTTGTGACTTCCTCACCTGCCGCCTCGATAATCATCTGCTCTTTGAGGAGCTTGTAATACTTCTTCTGTTGAGGTGATAGAGGCACTTCGCGTGTTACATACGTTCTTGGGGGCAAGTCTAAGCACTCTGCTTTTGTGTAGCGCACAGCAGGCTGAAGCACCTTATACACTACGTCCATTGCATCAGGGCGAGGAATATACTTAAACTGCGTAATCTTTGTCATTACGTCATCACGAAACGCATTATAGAACTTAGGTACACTAGACGGGTTCATCAACTTTGCAAGACCATAAGCATCCGTTGGTTGCTGTGACGCAGGAGAGCCAGTTAATCCCCAGAGCCATGTATGTGGCTTGATAAGTCTATTCATCGTCTTCCAGCGGCGTGTCTGTGCATTTTTATAGTGGTTATATTCGTCAATTACGATAAGGTCAAAGTTTCCTCGCTCGATAGAATCTACAACAGACAGAATGCCGTCATAGTTAATAACCACAATTTCACTATGCCCATTTATCACCGCCTCTCTAACCTCTTTTGTACCATGCGCAACGCCAACTGACCTGTGCATTACCGTTCTAAACGCATCTGCTTTCCATGCACTGTGCATAATCGAGAGAGGGCACACAATAAGAACACGCTTAACATACCCCTTCTCCATCAGATAGTCTGCTGCCCATAGCACACTGGCACTTTTGCCTGTGCCCATCTCATTAAGACAATACGCTCTCATGTGCATAGTTAGAAACGACGCGGTCTCTATCTGGTGGTTGAAGGGGCGGTAAATACCATGCCATTTGTAATCTTTTTTAATCGGGGAGGGGACGTTTTTAACCCCCATGTTTTTGAGCACCATGCACTCATCAAGCCCCCAATGCACCACTACGCTGTCCTCACCAACGACTTTGCTTTTAGGAATAAACTCAGCAATTTTATGTGGTTTATGTGTTGTAAAGCGTAGCGCCTTATTACCTACAATCTCCATACTCTCTCCTGTCTACTGCTTACGGCAGTGAATCGTTAGATTAAATCCTCGTCCACATCTTCAAGCACATCAAAGAGTGGGGGTTTACTTAAGTTCCTGTCAAAATACCATGCTCGAATAGCTCGTTTACATAGTTTACGTTCTCGCTTTGCGATAAGCAGGGTAAGAGAGATTAACTCGTCCATATTCCGTTCAATAGTTGAATCAGAAATCCCTGCTTCTCTAGCTTATTTTTCTACGCCTCGTGTAGTTACTCTCATCCTTTTCTGTCGTATGTGTTTTTGGGTTTATGGTTACTATCTCTTGGGTAGCTTTGGTTCTTCTTTCTATCCTCAAGAAAATAGCCGTCTTTATTTGAGCCGCCTTTTGATAAGGCTTTAACGTGAGCTACATCTTTACCTGTTCTATCTACTCCTTTTTTATCAAGTGCACGTCTTGCACGTTGCCGCTCCATGCGAGCTTCATGTGCGCCTGGGCGTTTCTTTTCAAGTTCTGCTTCGTGTTTATAGTTACGTCTTTCTTTAGGTATTGGCATTATCTATGTCGTCCGTTGTGTGGGCAAGAAAGCACATCGCAGTACCTTCTGCATAGCCCATTTGGGTTAGCGTTAAACGTCTGTGTCTCGTAGGCAACTTCGCGTCTTGTCAGAAGTGGCGTGAGTTCGCCAAATATATCAAATCGTCTCTCATAAGTATATTCTTGTTTCACCATCGCTCCGCACACTACAAATAGCAGCGCCCCTTTAATCACTTTCACCTGTGGGTGCTCAAGAAATACACAAGCCGCTAAAAGGGCAAGCTGTCTACTATCTGCATACTTTGCATCTTTGTTGGTTTTGTAGTCCACCACTCGCGCCGTTTCACCGTTAACAATAAGCAGGTCAGCTACGCCTCTAAACCACACGTTATCTGCAAAGAAGTTGCAAGGGATAAGCTCGTTATCTACACTGGCAACACCAAACTTTCTCTCACAAAACTTCTCACCAGGGAGAGCCTTGAGCTTACTTAAAATTCCTTCTAAAAAACTAAATCTCTCTGGAAGAGGCTTATCATCTCTTATGTATTCTTCTGCGGCTAGATGCAGTGCTTTTCCATACAGCGTACTCTCGTTGTCGGTGTACTTAACTTCTTTGGTGATGCGTTCTGCTTCGTACTTTTTAGCGCACGTTTCGAATAATTTAATTGATGAATAAGACCACGCTGGTAGAGCCATAGATAACCGTTCCTATTTTATTTTCCCCATTTTAAATTCTAGGCTACGACCATAACCGCCCTCGGCATCTAAGGGAATATCAGGCATCCACGCAGGGGGTTTACGCAGTTCACCAATAATATATCTTAACGCTTCATCAGCCTCACTTTCAGGCGCGAGTACATAGACTGCATCATGGATACTTAGGAGCACTCTATATGTTTTGTCTATGCGTAGCATACTTTCCGCAATGATACATCTGGCTAACGC